CTACGTCGACGAGCGCTGTCAGCTATACTGGCGTTGCGCTTGACGGGGTGGACGCAAACCCGGGCCCCGCATACCCAACGCCCGACGCGCAGACCGGCGTCCCTCAGTACCCCATGGCTGTTGGCGCTGGCGCTGGAGCATTCGCTGTCGGCTCGACAGTCTCATGGGTCGGTACCTACGGTGGCAAGGCCACGACGCGGACTGCCACGGTCACGTCAGCGGACGGCGGGACGCTCATCGCCGATGGACCACTCGACAGCGTGACCACCGTCGACGTCGATGCCCAGGCCGACACGGACGGAACATGGACCTTCGGCTTCACCGACATCGGCGCGTGGAAGCTGAACGGAATGATCGATCCGGTCAAGCGGATCAGAGCAGAGGCAGCTGGCGTCGTCGCAATTCAAGACGATGACGGCAACACAGACCTCACGCCGTTTCAGGCGTACGAGTCTCAAGACATCCTTGCCCGCCGTATTGTGCAGGCGACCACCACGGCAACTTCGTTCACGATCTATCGGTGACCAGTGTCGTTTGGCTCACGTATAGCGGCACTCGCCAGCAGCATCACCACGCGGATTGCTGGCGGAGCCGTCGCATCGGGTGAGCTCGTAGACAGTGTCACTCCCGAGACTGCTCTCTACAACCAGTTCGCGCGTATCGGTGGCAACATGTCGCCGGCCATCGTTTCGAATATCGTTGCGGAGGCGGATGCCGGTACTCCTGGGCGTCTCGTAGATCTCACTCATGAGTGCCGGCAAAAGGACGGTCATCTGCAAGCCGTCTTGGCTCTACGTGAGCTTTCTGTGCTTGGTCTTGATTGGTCTATCGAACTGCCAGAGGGCGCTTCGAGACGAGACAAGAAGGCAGCGCGTCTGCTGACCATGGCGCTCGAGCAGTGCGACACGTTGCCGCTGCTGATTGCGCATGAACTCGGTGAGTCAACGCTTTTCGGCTACTCCTTTGCGGAAGCCATCTGGAGGTTCGAGGAACGCGGCGAGCTACGCGGTTTGTTGGTGCCGGACAGCTATGAACCAGTGCACTGTAACCGCTTCGGCTTCAGACAGTCAGACGGCGAGTTGATGTTCCTGCCGCAGGCTGGCGCAGTAGCTGATACTGGCGGGGTGGACCTGCTAGGGGAATATCCGCTAGGCAAGTACGTCGCGAGCATCCGGCGAGTGAACGGCGACACGCTGGTTCGGGAGGGCCTCTCGAGAATGCTCGTGTGGTTCGCCCTCTTCCGCAACTGGAACATCAGGGACTGGCTCCAGTTTGGCGAGATCGGTTGGAAGCCATGGCGTCTCGGGTTCTACGACAAGGGAGCGCACAAGAACGACGTGTCTGCGCTGAAGCGGGCAATGCGCTTCCTCACAACGGCTGGCAGCGGAGTTTTTCCGAAGACAACCGACGTCAGAATCGAGAGGGGCAGCACCAGCGTTGCCGGCATTGCATCGACCCACAAGGAGCTCTACGACGCACTGGGTGCCGAGATTTCGAAAGGCGTTGTAGGTCAAACACTGACGATGGAGAGCGGAACCCGCGGGGCGCGATCGCTTGGAGAGGTTCACAACGAAGTGCGGCACGACATCCGAGATGCCGATGCGCAGATCGTTGAGCGCTTCATGACGCGGTACGTGTGCAAGCCGTTCGTCCTCTACAACTACGGGCCTGGAGTTGCTGTCGGGCGCTTCCGATTGAACGTAGCGGAAGGAGTCGATCTCGAGAAACTGGCGAACGCAATCGACAAGCTCGCAGGCAAGATCGACATCCCTCAGGAATGGGTGCGTGAGCAAGGCGGCATCCGTGAACCGAGACCAGACGAACCGCTGGTCATGGACGGGCATCAAGAGCCAGAGCCTCCTGGTGACGGCGAAGGTGGGAACGATGGCGAAGAAGGCGGAACCGGTGAACAAGCCGAAGAAGCAGCGTGACCGCACTGCGTGGGAGCGCAAGCACGAGCGCGAGCGCAGTGACACGCGGCTCGGGTACACGACTCGTGGGCGTGGGTGATACCGATGGCAGATATTTTCTACACAGATGTTAGTGTCAACAGCGTAGACGGGAAGGAGCGCACCGTTGAATATGTGGCATCGACGGATGCTGTGGACTCCTACGGCGAGATTGTTGAGCAGGACTGGCGGTTCGATAGGTTCCAGAAGAACCCTGTAATTCTGTATAATCACAACCGTCACACAGGATGGGGTAGTGGTAATCCGGCAGATTCAATCCCGATCGGAAGAGCTACGAAGATCGAGCTCGGAAAAGTTGACGGAAAAAAGGCGCTAAAGCTCACCGTACAGTTCGCGCCAGCTGAACTCAACGAGTTCGCGGACAAGGTGTATCGGAACGTTGAGGGAGGATTTCTCAAGGGAGGCTCCGTCGGGTTCTGGCCGCACGACGTGCGAGCAGAAGTCCACGACGACGTAGAGCGCTACATCCTCTCTGACAATGAGCTGATGGAGTTTTCGGCTACCCCAATCGGGGCCAACCCTGACGCAGTGGCTCTCACTGCTGATGGGAACATCGACATGGCCGCATTGGCAAAACGAAATGAAGATCACCGGGCGTTGCTGCGTTCGCTTGCTGCGCGTCCAGAAAGGCAGAACACGATGGAGATCAAGGAACTCCAAGCCCAGTTCGATGCCCAGAAGGCAGAGCTGGAAAAGACGCGCAGCGAGCTGGAAACTGCGCAGAGTGCGGCCACTGCTGCAACCACCAGGGCAACCGAGTTGAACACGCAGCTCGAGACGGCGCAGCAAAGCGTCGTCGAGCTCACGACGGAGCGCGACGAGCTGCGAGAGCGCGTCGGAGGCCTCGAGGACGAGGTAGTCGCGCATGATGTCGACAAGTGGATGGGCAAGAAGCTCACCCCGTCGGAGCGTGAGGTTGCGCTCGGCGATCGCAAGCGCGAAGGACGCGAGGCGTTTGAGAAGCGCATGGGGGCCCGTGCGGACCTGAACCTCACCGAGCAGGTCACAGCCAAGACCGGCAAGATCACAGAGCCGAGCCACAAGGCCCCGGCCCAATCGGCCCTGCTGAAGGGCATGAACGAAGCAGCGGCCAAGTCGGCCTGACGGCTGCGCAGAAAGCAAAAGTAGGAGGCAACATGCAAGGCGGAAGCAATCTGAACGCGGCCAGCATCAAGACGTTCACGGTCGCGACTTCGCAGTCCATCGGACAGGGGATCCCCTTTCTGGTGGATAACGACGGACTGGCTACCCCCGTCACCACCTCAGCGGGCAAGGCAACTTGGGTCGCGTATGCTACCGAAGACGGCACCTGGCCTGCTACGGCCGGCGACAAGGTGACCGCAGTCAAGATCGGGTCTCCGGCGGAGGTTCTGATCAAGGTAGGAACCGGCGGGGCTACCGTCGGTGAATACGGAGTCGCCACGACAGACGGCGTCACAGACGGCACCGTAGGTGGTGGCACCACACTGCTCGTGCCCATCTGCGAATGGCAGGAGACCGGCGTTGCTGGCGACCTGCGAAAGGGTTGGCTGGGCGTTTCGAGGACTGTCGGAGCCTAAGGGCTCGGAAGGAAAGGACGAGCCATGATTGGACGAAAAGCGGAATGGGTCCAGCGGTCTCGAGAGGGGCTGGCGTTCGACCGTAGTCTGGAGGCACTCTATCAGATGCTTCGAAACCCTACGCCTGAACAGCGTGCGGATCTCGAGGCAATCAGTAACGAGTACCGCCAGCTCACGTTGACGCCTGGGTCGGTCAGCAGCACTCCCGTGCTGCAGAATCTCGCGGTGATGTATCGCAACGACATGTTCATCGGTCTCCGAGTTATGCCGTCGGTCACCACGAGCCAACTAGGTCTCGACGAGGGCGCCCTTGCTGGCACCTATTGGGCGAAGACGAAGCGCGACAGCTTCGACGAGGGGCCCGACGATGAGATCGGAACCCGCGGAGATGTCCAGGAGGTGTCGGAAAGCTTCAGCCGTACTGACGTCACCCTGGTGCGTCGAGCTCTGAAGCGCTTCGTGGATGCCTGGGCACAGTCGCAAGCGGATGCTCCGGTGCTGCGCATGATCAACCCCACGATCATGGTTGCGGACCGTCTTGCTCTCAAGCAGGAGCGACGAATCGCAACTGTGGTGCAGACAGCGACCAGCTACGGCAGCAACTACACAACGCTGACGGGCAGCGATCAGTGGAATAGCTCCGCTGGCGGCAATCCGAAAGCTGTGGTCGACGCTGCCAAGGACGCCTGCTTCACTGGCGGGCCAGGGCGTTGGGTGGGGACGTGCAGCGTCAACGTGTACAACACGCTGAAGTTGCACCCCACGGTGCTGGATACGTTGAAGTACACGAACTCGCGAGGGTTCGCTACGCCGCAGATGCTCGCTGACTACCTGGAGCTCGATGAGCTTCTCGTTGGCGTGAATCGGTACGCTTCGGCGAACGAGGGGCAGACAACGCAGACATACGCTCGCGTATGGGCCGACAAGTTCTCGGTCAACTGGGTTGGGAATCCTCCAGCCAACGACATGCCTGCGTGGGGCATCACCCTGGAGACGTCGCACTTCCAACAGCAGTGGTTCGAGAATGGTCGCGGCGGCCGTGGTGGTTTCTACAACCAGATCGCCTTCGGTGATCTGAGCGTGGTCATCGCCTCTGACGCCGGGTATCTCGTCCAAGGCGTCCTGGCGACATGAGTTCTGGTATGGCGCACAATAGTCCACACACGCACAACGCTGCGGCGGCTCCGACACCTGCCGCCGCAGCACCTGCTGCCCATCAGCAGCAATCACCTCGGGCACCAGAGGAGAAGCCCGAGGAGAAACCGTCGACGGTCTACCATGTGGTGGGCCCAGGCGCGATCTGGCTCACCGGGCATCTGCGTCCTGCAGGGACGGTGGTCAATCTCACGCCCGAGAAGGCAAGGGAGCTCGGGAAAGCCGTGGCTCCAGGCCCGCCCCGTGCGGAGAGGCCTGCCGACTACACGAAGCGCAAGGCCGGGCCGTATCGCGTTGTAGGAGAAGGCTCTGTGATGCGGGATGGCGTAGTCTATCGAAAGGGAGACAAGTTCGTGGTCGACACCGACGCCGAGGCCGTCCAGCTCGGAGAGGTAGTCGAGCCCGCTGGATAGTGGACGAGCGAGGTAACGATGGGCAATTACATCACGGAGCGGATGGTCGAGAATAGATTGTCGGCTGCCGTGGTGCGTCGTATCTACGACGACAACAACGACGGTAGGGCAGATTCGGACGCCACCAACGTAGGTCCAATCGAGCAGTTGATCAACGACGCAGAGGCGCGGTTCGAATCATTCGCGACGACTATCTATCCTAGTGTTGCCGCGTTACGAACCGCGCCGATCTGCTCCGAGATCATCCGGTTGTGTTTGGATTGCGCTGAGGCCATGGCGTGTCGGCGGTTTCCAAAAGCCGTCAATCGGGAGTGGTTCCCGCTGTGGCAAGCGTCGGAACGGGAGCTCAAAGGTCTTCGTACGGGAGAGACAAGCCTCAACGTAGACACTGCTCCGGAGCCTGCCGCCAACAACGGGGGCGCGCTGTACGTTCAGAACGAAGACTACACCTCCGAAGCTGAAGACCCGGATCCAACATTCATGGGCGGGTTCGGGCTCTTCTGATGGTCGAGCTGTTCGGTCTCACAGAGCTGCCGGTCCAAGATCCTGACAACGAGCAGGATGTTGTCAGCGATCAGCTGCTGCAACGGTTGGGCGAGTTCCTGAAAGCAGTCCTCAACCGCATGGGGC